GGGTTGGACATATTACTCCTTACCCTTAATTATAGCATTTACGCTATTTTTATCTCACATGTGTCGGTGGTACAGTAACTTTCGCCAATAGCCTCAAGATTATCAATACCGTCATAAATAGCAGACCAATTGATCTTCTTAATCTTGCCAATATAAGAGTCATACTCTTCTTTTGTAATCTGAGTGTATGGTTGTTGTGGATATGTCATATTTCCCATAGGCAAGAATGAAACAGCCTTTAACTGCCCTTCATACATATGCAGCGCTGGAGCAATATGCTTTGTTTCTGTTTCCTTATCAAATGACAATGTTACAGATACCCCGTTATCAGACCAATACTTCTGCGTAGTAGCAGCAAGACCAATCTTCTCAAACAGAGTTACATCTTTCTCAGATCTTGGATGTCCTGAATGAACTGGGAAATATACAACTGTTGTGTTAGCAGATACTAGATCGGCTTCCATTTTATACCCCGCTGCTTTGAATAAATGAATCATTGGATCTGTATTTCCAAATCTTATTGCACGAAGAAAATATTTTCCTCCTGGACCCCAATGAACACCTGGAGTTGCACCAGATAAAAGTGAAACAGAGCCAGATGGCTTTACAGTTGTAACACGAATTGATTCACGAACGCATAGCCACTCAGAATATGCATGGTCATATTTACGAATTGTTTTATAACCTTCGTCCATCCAGTCACGAACAGTGGGCAAACCATGCTCATCAGAAAATGATGCAATGCCAGTTAAAGAAGTTCCAATACGACGATTACGTTGCATAATGCCGTTTGTAATTTGCCAATGTGTTGGAACAAGCGTTACGGTCTTGCCATATAGATATGCAAACTTTAATGTGCGAAGAAAATCTTCCTTAGACTCATGACGATTTAAATGCACTTCAACTAAGGTACACAATTCGTATGACTCTAGTGGTTGTTCTGCACAAGGATTGAACCCCATAACACGATAATCTTTGTTATCTGCAGGATCTGCAAGACGACCATAATTACGAGCAACATCTAACCAAATAAAACCTGGCTCACCATTGTTAGAAATTAAATCTACATAGTCTTCATATTTAGTTCCTACGTTAGCAGAGATAGAGTTATTACTCATCCATGCCCATCCTGGATTTTCTGGATCATAAGAGTTACGATCTGCAAATACCTCGGCATTTTTAAGATTCATAAAATCTTTATCTCCAGAACCACCAAGAGCAAGAGTTGCAGAACGACGAACGTTGCCAGCGACTACGCAAGTGCCGATAAGATTTATAATATCCACAATTGCACGACTGTCTAATTTTTCTCCAGCCCTATTACCTATTACTTTACGAATTGTGTTATGTAACTTAATAAGTGGCTCTGGACCTGAAGCGGTACCACCAAAACCTTTAATAGGTGCACCCAGAGGTCTAATCTTAGAATAGTCAAATACCACTTTTGCCTGGTTTGGCTTTAAATGTGAATTAAGAACAAGTCGTACAGACTCTACCCAACCTTCACGGGTATCTGGAATCTCATATGTGATTTCGTCAGCAGTATTAGGGTAAATCTCAAACCCTTTATCCTGACCCAAGGTATCAAACCCTACACCTACACCTAACATCAAGGCATCCATTACCCAAGCAAATAATGCACCTGGATCATTACGGTCAATGTCTCTTGTTGATACCATCGCACAATTCTGCAGGGCAGCAGAGTTTCTACGCTCCATAGTCATAGGGGTACCAAATGCCCATAGGCCACGTCCAGGAGGTGTCCATTTGAGGTTAAACATGCGATCATAGGCCTCTTGAGCAGACTTCTGTGCTTTGTTATCATTCCAAGGCAAACGGTTCTCTTTAGCGTGATTCTTCTGTACTGAGTACATTCCTTCAATTACCCGCTTGCAAACTTCATACCAGCGTTCTTTACGTCCATCTTCTTTGACCCTAGAATAGGTGCGGATGAATGTGATTTCACCTAACGAGTTATTTCCTGCGTCGGTAAAGCCAAAAGGAGGCTCTACTTCCTTATATTTATTTACAAATTCATCCAATAGACGAAAAGAAAATACATCTGACATTTGTTTTTAACTACCTTTCCACAAAAATATTATGAGAACTTTGCAAATCGCAAAGTAGTGTCTAGTATAGCACAAAGTTTAGATAAAGAAAAGTTATAATTTACAATGTTTTTGCAAACAGTAAGCATCAACTAAAGGTTGAGTACTTTTGGTTTTATAAAGTAGTCTAACTAATTGTTAGACCAGACTTGCCATTCTTAACATCTCCCCATGTAAGACCAGGAAGAGCAGCAGAGATGTTTGTCCCGTTAATTTTATAAGATTTGCCAGATGCTAGGCTGATGTGCTCAGACGAACTCCAAGAGTCATTTGAGTCTGTCCAAGTAAAGGTTTTATCTGATGCACCTTTTAAGGTTATACCGCCACCGTCTGCAGCAACATCAGACGTATTACCATCTGCAAGAACAATATTTTTATCATCTACCGATAACGTAGTTGAGTTAATTGTAGTTGTTGTTCCATTGACTGTTAGATCTCCAGTTACAACAAGATGCTTATTAACTGTAACGGTGCTAGTAGCAGATCCAATAGAAATAACATCTGCTGCACCACCAAAATTAATGGTAGTTGCCGTGGTATTCAAAAGATTAAACGATGTGCTTGCTGTAGTAATTTGAGTATTAATTACTGGGCTAATTAATGTCTTATTGGCAAGTGTTTCGCTTCCAGACAAAGTAGCAAAGTCTGCATCTGTAAGCGCTGTATTAAACTCTGCAATAGTTCCCGATATGGTATTTGAACCAAGGGCAATTGTTTTTGTTGTTAGAGTCTGAGAATCTGAAGTTCCAACTATTGCACCAGTTACTCCATGTGTTGAAGTTAGCGCTGCGTGGCTAGATACTGAGTTTCCTACAAATGATGTACTTGCTAGATTTTGTATTGCTGTTGCTACATAAGATGTAGTAGCAAGGGCTGCGGTGTCAGTAATTCCGTGTACATTTGTGGTTGTTGCATTGTGGCTGGATACAGAGTTAGTTACATATGATGTTGTTGCTAATGCAGCCGTATCTGTTATGCCGTGAACGTTTGTAGTAGTCGCATTATGACTGGATACAGCATTTCCAACATAAGATGTAGTAGCAAAGTTTGCTATTGCTGTACCTACATATGATGTGGTGGCAAGTGCTGCAGTATCTGTAATACCATGAACATTAGTAGTTGTAGCATTATGGCTAGATACAGAGTTACCTACAAAAGAAGTGCTTGCTAAGTTTGCTATTGCGGTACCAACATAAGATGTAGTTGCTAGAGCGGCTGTATCTGGAATACCGTGTACGCTTGTTGTAGTGGCGTTATGGCTTGAAACTGAATTGCCTACATATGATGTTGTGGCAAATGCTGAAAGATCTGTTGTAAGGGCTACAGTTCCAGTAGCATCTGGAAGTGTAATTGTGCGATCTGCAGTTGGATCGGTTACTGTTAAAGTGGTTTCATGATCATTTGCGGTACCTTCAAAAACAAAAGAATTAGTAACATTAATAGTAGTTGAATCAATGGTTGTAGTTGTTCCGCTTACTGTTAGATTTCCTGATACCGTTACATTTCCACTACCGTCGGCCAAAACTATTGTACCTGTTGAATCTGGAATTGTTATAGTGCGGTCTGCTGTAGGGTTTGTGACCGTAAGGGTTGTTTCATGTGCATCTGCAGAAGAACCTTCAAAAATAATACTTGAGTTAGGAACTAACAAATTTCTATTGCTATCAAGTTCTGCAACACCGCTTGTTGAACCTTTTTCGACAAGTTCAATATAATCTCCAAGGCTAGTGCCAAGGCTTCCGTCGGTAACTAAATAATCTAAATTAGTCCAAGAAGTAGTGCCATTACCAATTTTAAGTTGACCTGCGGTGGTATCAAAACCAAACTCGCCTTCTGCAAGAACTGGATCTGTAGCGTTCCAAGATGTGGCAGCGCCACGACGCATTTGAATTCTTACTGCCATTTGATAGCCTCCGTAATCAATCTCATTATACCAAACTTTGTCATGCTACAGCACCACCGTCAATTACAAAAGCAAACGATGTTGTTGCTGGTGTTCCGCCATCAAGCGATGTGCCTAGCCATGGACCTGCCACTCCATCTCCAGCATATTGATAAATATCATCAACAAATCCTCCACCACCAATTGATGTATCATGTGTATGTTCTTGAACAGTGGCGGTATCATCAAAGTTTGCAAGAGCATACCACTCAGAATTGTAATAATAGTAAATACGATTAGTTTCTGTATATAAAAATAAATTTCCATTACTTGGTGATACTGGAAATGTTGATCCTACTGTTAAAGCGTTGCCTGTAAAGGCTGTAGTTTGAACTGAATTATCTGGGAAGGTAACTCCAGTGGCAACCTTAAGTCCTGCCTTTACGACAAAATCTTTATTCGTTGTTGCCACTGAAGTTCACTTATCCCTTCGTGGTCACATTACGCTTCAATAAGCGTCTTGTGTACCTTTACTGCTGTACCCTCGGCTGCTGCTGTAACTAGCAAACGAACGTTGCCTCCGTTATAATCAGCGTCGGTAGTTCCAAGAGAAACGTTGCTAATAACATCAGCATATTCTGTAATATAAACGTTGTTATTTCCATCAACATTTACAAGAACCTCAAGAGTCTGAATATCATTGTCTTTTTTCATTTGAACAAGATACTTAGCGCTTCTGTATGTTGTTGCAGACCATGAATCTACTGCGGAAGCAGATGTTCCAGCGGTTGCTGCTGCAGAACCAATAAGGGCCTCTGCAAGAGTTACAGAACCTGCTGTAACTGATCCAGATCCTACTGAAAGTGCTGCGAATGTTGGGCTTGCTGTATTTGCAATGTCCTGTGGTAAAGACAGAGTTACAGCACCAGTTGAAGCAGAAACAATAACCTGTGAGGTAGTTCCTGTTAAACCTGTAACACCTACGTTTGTAATTGTTAGAGTGTCTGATCCTGCGTTAATTAGAGTGGTTATACCAGTACCTGCACTAAATGTGAAAGTATCTGAAGATGAATCTGGTGTAGCACTGTTTGAGCCATCTGTGAAAGTTGAGAAGGTATTAAATGTTGCATCTCCAACTAAAGCAATAGCCTTAGAAGTAGTTGAATCATTTACTGTCCACTTATCTGTTGATTCATCCCAGAACAGAGACGCATTTGCAGAAGTACCACGCTCAACTTCAATACCAGCGTTAGTTGATGGGGTGCTTGTTACGTTGCTATTTAGAAGAACAATGTTATCTTCAATAGTAACTGTTTCTGTATTTAGAGTTGTAGTTGTACCATTAACCGTTAGGTTACCAGTAACTGTTAGATCTTGAGCAATAGTTACATTGTCTGGAAGACCAATTGTGACTGATCCAGTTGCAGCAGAAACTTCAATTTCATTTGCTGTTCCTGTAATTGTATGAACACCAAGATTGTTAATTGTAATTGTATCTGTTGATGTAGCAGCAACTAAACCGACACCAGTTCCTGCTGTAAGTGTTACAGTGTCATCATTTGTGTCTGCTGAAACTGTTGCTCCACCAGTAATTGCAATATTCTTGAAAATGTTTTGTGAAGAACCTTTGTCATCGTTTGCTAGAACAATTGTTGAACCTTCTCCAATTGATCCAGTGATTGAAAGTCCTGAGCCAGATGTAACAGATGCTACGTAGTTACCTGTTGTGTCTGTGCCGAGTGCAACAGAGTCTGCTGCAATAGATGCGGTAAGAGTTGCGTTTGCAAGATCTGTAATTGTTACAGAACCTGAAAGATCTCCACCAAGTGTAATTGTAAAATCTGCAACATCAAAATCTAGTGTATTGTCTGCATCTTGGTAGGTTACTGTAATACCAGATTCAGTATTGCTTGTTACCATAGCGCCTACGGTATCAGCAACATACTCTGCTAGAAATGACGTTGATGCTTCTGTAAGAACGTTTGAGCCATTAACGGTAGCCGTACTACCCTCAACAACTAAACCATTCTTAATGCGGAAGGCTTTGTCGACTGTCGCCATTTTATCTCCTTATAAGGGTCATGCCTTAAGACCAGTGCGGTAATACCTTATGGTCATAGGCGTTAAGACGGGGTTAACCGTCATGCTAATTGTACCAGAATTTAGCGCTGCTGAGATTGTTCCAACATCGCTATTAGTGTTCTTAACAGAGCCATACTCTGTTATGTTTTGATCGGTACCATCAAAAACCAAGTTTATCTCAGTACTTCTGTATGAAGAAGATCCAGCATGAGATAGTTGAAGCAAATACTTTATAGTTCTCCAAACCGTAGTATCTATAGTGTCAAATACTAATGGAGATTCTATGCCATTGATCGTTACGGAGTTATTTCCATCCCCGCCCAAAGAATCAGCACGGTAGGAAGCAGTGTCAATTAAATCTACGAAATCCTGTTGCGTTGGTCTATCGCCAGTTTCAAATTTAGTCTTAAGTTGGGTAATAGGGACAATGGCCATAATGTTGATTATATCACAAAATAAGGTTTCTATCTGATATAGAAATTAGTGCCAATAATAGCAACACCGATACCAGGAGCACCTGATCCACCAGCAAGGGACAAACCAAGAGTTTCAAACTGTACTCTAAATGGCAGTATTTGTTTTGGTTTTACTCTTGGAGATAGGTCTTTTAATTTAACTACCCTGCGTGTTTCCCAAGTTTGTTCAAATGTTGCATTTCTCATGATGTTGGATCTGCTGTAATATCATCTATAATAATCATTTTACCTTTAGCAAGAGTCCATACACGATCTGGGTCTGAAATCTGAATATCAAATTCATCATCAGTTTCTAATGCTTGAGAATCAGAACTTGAAAGAGAAACTGTAAAACTACCAGTAGCACCATCATCTTCGGTAATTGTTGGGGTAAGCGAAACAATAACATCATTATCTTCAGAAGGACGAATAATATCCATTGCAAGGGTCCATGTAGATAAATCTAATGGGTTACGGTCATCGTCATCAACATATACACGAAATGAAGCAGTATCTCCACGAACCACTGTCCAAGTAATTGTAGGTGGTTCAGATCCAATTGAATAAGCGCTATTACCAGTATTTCTATAACTTGTCATGACAAACCTTCCTTAAGCGATCCCCATGTGCCATTACCCTTATTTGCACCGACTATAATTATACCTGATGTTGCTGCTTTTGCTACCACGCCAATTACGCCACCGCCACTTGTTGGTTGTGTATTTGTAAGTCCTCCACCTGCTGCAACATATAGCCTATCTCCAGCGGTATATGAAGAAGTATTAACATCACTAAAAATTCCATTAACAATAATTACTCCATCAGATCCATTTGTAATTGCTGCCTGTGCAAGACCAACTACAGGAAATGTTGCTGATGTATTTGCATCTGATTTTGTAATGCGTGGCTTAGTTGCACCAAATCCAGAAATATAAACTGGTGATGCTTTTGCAATTGTTGAGCCAGTATTATTAACAACTTCTAATGTATGATATGGAAGTCCGAGGGTAGGCAAAATAGCATCAATTGCTTCTGCCAATCCTTGTATATCTTCATGTACATTTACTGGATCAGATGCAACGGGATACGGTAAATCATATGTAATTGTTTCGCCAGATGCCATAGTTCTTATATTATAGCACTTTCAGACTAGACTTATGTAGGTTGCAAAGCCCATGCGTTGGCCTTACATTCTGTATATTATCTAGCCCTCCAAGAGAAACTGGAACTAAATGATCAATATGTAGCCCTTTTTGCCAGCCTGGTTTTCCAGTCCTTCTTGGAGCATTTAGGTCAATTGGCTTTAAGCATATACTACAGTTGGTTCCGTATAACTGTAAAACCTCTAAATCTGTATATGTTTTATGTTTAGAGTTTTCTCTATTTTTACGAATTAGTTTATTTCTTCTTGAAACTTCTGGATATCTTTTGTGATAATCTCTTCTCCATTTTTGCATTTTTTCTTGATTTTCTTTATAATACTTTCTATGAGACACTAATATAGTCTCTTTATTTTGTTTAAAATATTCAACATTGTAGTGTTTTCTACACATGCCTTTTATTTGACCAATTTTATCACAACTATCATAAATACAGGTATTCATACATATAATATACCATAGCCCATTTGACATACCGCCCCAAAATATGTTATACTTAGTGCATAGCACTGTTAATTACAGTGCTATTGCGTTTCTAAGGAGGAAAAACTTGAGAGACAGAAAAATACTATCGGGGGTTCTTGCAACTATGTTTGGAATTGTAACACTTTTGGGTGCTATTCCAAATGCCGCTGCCAAGAATAACTTGTCTTATAAAACTAATGAACCAGCAGTTGCTGCCGCCCACAAGGCGGCTCTTTTGCTATCTAAGGCTAAAAATGACGAGGTGCTTGAAAAATATAATAACGCTACAAGTTTGACTAATAGCCAGTTAGTTGAATTACTTAAGGCAGTAGGGTTCAAAGGAAAAGGTCTAGTTACTGCTTATGCAGTTGCTAAGGCCGAATCTAATGGAAGACCTCTAGCCTTCAATGGAAATATCAAAACTGGAGACTCCTCTTTTGGCGTCTTTCAAATTAATATGCTAGATGTTCTTGGAGAGGATCGCCGTGAGCGATTTGATCTAGAGCATAATGCTGATCTTTTCAATCCCGTCATAAATGCACAAATTGCATATCGTATGACTAAGGGCGGGGAAGATTGGAGTTCATGGTCATCTTACAATAAAGGTGCTGTGAATAAGTGGCTTCATAAATTCCCTAGTTAATTTTAGGGCATAAAAATACCCCCAGATATAAAAGTCTGGGGGTATTATTTAAATATTACTCAACTGGTTCTGGAGTAGATTGTGGTGGAAAGTATTTTCCACCTTCAATTCCATTATCATAGTCCCAACCATTTGTATATTCAATATACTTTCCCGGATTAGTAGACAACTCTTCTTCAGGAACATTTATAACAATATTAACTACTTTATTATTTTCAATAACAGCAAATTTTCTTTCCATTTTACTCTTCCCACTCTAAAGCAAGCCAACCAGAACCACCAGCACCACCTGTATTTTTTGGTGCATTACCACCTCTGTTACCACCATTTCCACCAGCCCCAATTGATATTGCGTAACTTGAAGAAGGTGTAACTGCAACTGTTCCAGCGTATAGAATTCCATTTCGGCCTGACTCAGATGCACCAGCATATCCAGAAATTGAACCTGAAGTTGTTCTTCCGCCACCTTGACCGCTATTTGCTGCTGCATCCACTCCATTAGTGCCAGTGTTTAATCCACCACCAGGGCCTCCGCCTGAAGCACCTTTTGCAATAAAAAGATTAGTTCCAAATGTAGTGTCACCGCCTGCACCTCCAGCATTAGCATCGGAGTTATCGTTTTGATAAGCAGCACCACCACCAGCGCCACCACCACCACCAAGCCCTGTAACTGTAACAAAGTTAACATTGGCTGGAGCAGTCCAGTTTGAATTAGAAGTAAATACTTGACCTTTTACCGTTTTACCTGATGCTGCTGCAGGTTGATTTAATATTGATATTGCCATGCTAGTCTCCTTACGAGATTTCTATTCCAGAAATATGGAATGTTACTGCTGTGGTATTAGCGCTTGCTGTAATTTGCATTTGTGATGTTGTTGAACCATTATATGCAATTACTTGCTTAAGATCAATAAAAGTTGTTGTGCTTGGTGCCATTGCTGATGTTGCTGCTAAAGCAATACCGCCGACATTAAGTGAAAATGTAGATGTAGATGCAAGTGGATTACATACTGCAATATTTGTAATTACCGCTGTTGTTCCTGTTGCTGGAACTGTATATAGAACAGCAGCAGTTCCTGAAGTTGTGGCTGCGCCACGAAAAAGTGCTCTAGTTGTTGTAGCCATTATTTACTACCTCCAATAGTATTATATAGCATTTTAAAGTGCTCCCATAAGAAGAAGCATTAATTCATCATTAACACTGCCTACTAATCCAGCACCAGAAATTACAATATCTCCTACTGAATTAATAGTTCCTGTTGATGTTACTGCGCCAGTTAAAATTGGAGCAGTCAAAGTTTTGTTGCTCATTGTCATTGTATTGCTTGTAGTAGCAACAAATGTTGTATCTACCGACAAAGTTACGCTGCCAGCGGTTCCGCCTCCGCTTAAACCTGTGCCTGCTGTAACTCCAGAAATATCACCATCATTAGCAACCCAAGCAGAGCCATTGTAGTATTGCCATTGATTGATTGTGTTACCGCCAGCATCTTGACGAATAAATGCAACTGATCCATGAACTGGAGATGGAATTGCTGCTGCAAGTGCAGCGGGATTTAAAAAGTTATTAATACCTTCTCTTGAAGTCAAAGAATCTGCAAAACTTGCATCGCTAGAAAATGCATGAACACCTGTCCATGTATATCCTGCAGAGGTATCTATTGCACCGCCTAGTTGTAGCCATACGTCAGTTTCCTGATCGTACATGAAGGCTGGTTTGCCAGAGTAGTTAAATGTTGTAGGCATAGTGTTTATTATAGCAGGTTTCTTGCTGCTACCCTCTCACGAAAATTATACCACAAAATCAACGGTATTCTTTAGGTTGTCTATACTGTCTCTTGTAGGAGTCAAAGAATAAGGTTCTTAACTTAGTAGTAGTAGCCATCTGTTTTTTAAAATCTTCTGAATCGCCTATTTCCATTTGGAACTCATCTCTTTTAAATGGGATTACTTGCATTATTGGAGTACCTGCTGGAATTAAACCATCCATCTTTGGATCACGTAAAACGAACGGGAAGTTAACTGGAGCATTATACATATCTGTATCTACAATTGCAGGCAAAGCAATTATAGGCGTTTCTCTATGAAGGGGGGATATAAAAAGACATGAATATCCAGGAGGAGTTTGTATAGCCCAAGTATTATTCCATTTAGGGTATGAAAACTCATGTCCTGTATCATTTGGATGTTCTGGTAGTTGAATTTTTGGATGAAAAGAAATAGCACCAAAATTAGCCCATTCATAATATGGTTGTAATTTTTCATTTTCGTCGGGGCGTTGAGAAACCCACAAATCCACATGTGTAGAAATGATATAACCACCAGTTATAGCATCAAAAATAGGCATACAGCGTTTTGCTGTTGCCGTTGTTCCTGCATTACCGTCAGGTCTTTTTTCTCCCCCAATATAAGAATCTAAATCTTTATACCAATTAGGAATTATTTTTGAAGCGGGTACTGGACGATATTCTTCTGGTACCCCAATAGTATCTGTAAATTTAATTATTTGTGTCATTATAAATACCCCCAAGTTTTAGTATAGCAGACAAATAATTATTTTACAAGTGCGTTGGCTTCGTCTTCAGTTAGGCCAAGGGCTAGTAGTTTTGCAATACCGCTGGCTTTGGCTGCTGCTGCGGCCTCTGCTGCTGCAATACGCTCTGCTTCTGCTACAGCAAATGCTGCTGCGTCTGCCTCACGCTGTGCGATTTCTTCGGCGGTAAGTGGAAGAACCTGTTGCTCTCCCGTTTCACAATTAACTACGATCTTAGTTAATGGTTCTGACATTATTTCCTCCTTTGTTATTGTTTAATTTCATGGTTTGTCCTATGAGTTCTTTATGCCGTATAAGGTGGCGGTGCTGTATTGAGCAAAAGTATCTGAAATGGGCGAATCTATTTTTATTGAAGTGATAGCCGATGAACTACTCCAAAGTGCCGCCCAAAAACCTTGAAATATATTTGTGCTATTGTTTTCTAAAGTGCTATCTATAGAAAAAGATTTATTATTACTGCCAGCATAATTCGGAATATAAATCATATCGTTACTAAATGTGCTGGCAGTTGCATTAGCGGCAGGTGGATACCAATAGGCTACATCTGTGTTACTATTGCTTCCAGGTGTTCCTACGTCATTTAGTAAAACTTTCCAAGTATGATTACTAGTGCTTCCATTAAAATACAATCTTGCTTGAGAATACCAATTTGCTCTAGCGCACCGCAAAGAAGTATAAACCAATAAATCAGTATAAGTTCCAGGTATGCTAGTGAACTCTATATTAGCCGCCCCACCGCTACCAACAGTCACAGTTGCTATTGCCTTATAAGTAGTTGCCATAGGTCACGCAGCCTTTATGCCGTAGAGGGTGAACATACTTCCAGAACTGTAAGTACGGGAAGAATCTAAAGAAATTTCAATACTACTTATAGCAGAAGTTGAACGCCATAAACCAACAGTAGCGCCAGTTTCTGTTCCAGCATCGGCTTCTCGCCACAAGACTGTCTTGTATGTTGTTGTATTTGAATAATTCATAAAGTGAAAAGTGACTAATTGAACATTGTTTTGAATTGTAGAGATAGCACTGTAATACAGTTTGCTGTTGTTTGTGCCCCTTTCACTTTGGGCCGTGCCACCATTACCAGATAACCAAGTCCAAGAGTAGTTAGTTCCTGTGTCGCTATTTATTCTTATCCAAGGGTCTGTTGCTACTGATACACCAGTTATTGAGGCAACCAAAATCAAATCAGTATAACTACCACTAATGCTAGAAAAAGTTACAGATGCAGCAGCGCTACTTAGCGTTGTCGTTGCTATCGGCTCATAAGTAATTGCCATTGGCTATGCCCCCTTTATGCCGTATAGGGCGAAGTGTGTGTATTGTGCAAAGTTTGCTCCACCTGTTAAATAAAATTTAATTGAAGTTATTGCTGAAGTGCTTTGCCATAGTCCAGAAGTTATGCCAACATATCCATCAGTTCCGTTGACATCTGTTCCGTGTAAACTTCTAACAGTTTTATATTTATTTGTATTTGCATAATCTAAAATATCAATAATAGAAACTCCAAAAACGCTTGTCACATTATTTAAGGCCACGGCGTAAGCATTACTAATTAGAGCCTGACTTGCCGCTGCTCCTGCGCTTACTGAACTTCCTGTTCCGTAAAGTTGATGATAAGCATAGTTATTTCCTGTATCGGTATTTATTTGAAATCTAAGTTGTTGAGTTGTGCTATTACTATCTTTCGCCATACCTCTAATCTGTAAATGGCTATAAGTAGCAGGTATAGAACTAAATGTGACATCGCTTGCACCGCCACTACCAACAGTCACAGTAGCGATGGATTCAAAGTCGCCTGCGGCAACCAAAGATCCCCATCCATAAGCCTTTGCACTACCTATGAGTTCTGTTATTGGACTCATGGTATTACCTACGCAAACTTAGTTTGGGATGCTAGAACTGTATAAGTAGCAGATGCTGTTTTAATAATGTTATAAACATATGCGTCAACACTTGATGCGTTACCCGCTGTTGGAGCAGTACCACCCTGCCACTTTACGCTTACTCCGCTTGTTGCACCGTCAACTGTAAGTACTGTTGGATAGTATGCAGTAGCACCATTTGTATTAAGCCAAACTACAGTAACTGAATCTCCTGTAGTTAGAATATTATTTAGCGAGGTATTTGAACTATGACGAACATTAATAACATGATTAGAACTTGCGCTATTTGTGTAGTATAGTGTTCCAGATGTTATTGTGTCGATATTTATAGTTCCCGTCGCTGATGCAGCAGTAACAGTTAAACGTTCTTCTGGTGCAATAAAGACTGGGTTTGTAAATAAACCATTTAAAACTGTTGGATTATTAATAGTTGGTGCTGAAGTAAAAGTACCAGCAATAAATGTTCCACTTGTAACTGAAGGGTTTTGAAGTGTAGGAGCAGTTAAAGTTTTATTTGATAAAGTCATAGTGTTGCTTGTAGTTGCTACAAGAGTATCATCTACTGCAACTGATGGAATTGGTCCTGTACCGTTTGTTACTGTTATTCCTGTACCCGCTGAAACAGCAGACACATCGCCAGTCTCGGCGGTATTTACCCAATTCGTTCCATTATAAACAAGAGTCTGTCCAGAAGTGGCGGTACTTATAACAACATCCGTCAATCCATCTAATGACTGTACTGCAATACCAGCAAGGGGATACCAAGTATCATCGCTTGAGTCATATATGTACCCTGGTTTCGGGTCGGTAGTGTTAAATGTTGGCATTATCGCTCCTTATGGTTCATTATAGCAGATTACTCCACTAGTCCTGGGGTATACCATTCTTGATTTTCTTCATCCCACTTAAATCCTAATTGAAAAGTAGACCCATCTTCAAGTTCAACAAACTGTATTGGATATGGAAATGGGGCTTCCCATTTATTTTGTTCTGAATTATATATCCAACTATTAAATGGTTTTTGTGGCATAAAATTAATACCGTCATAAGACCCACCAATATATGCATTTGAATCTGCTATAACAATATTGTCTACATCATTTTCATTTATAAATTGATTAAGTAATTCTTGACTAGGATCATCAAAGATTACTAAATTTACAACCTCATTATTTTTTATATATGCGTATTGTTTTTCCATAATTAAGCGCTTCTAGTATATACTATTACTCTTCCAGTACTTCCTGCTGAAGTACCAGTCACATTTCCTTGACCGCCTCCGCCTCCGCCTATATCTCCAGCGTTAGCACCTACTGCACCTAATGAGCCTCCACTTTCACAGCCTGAATTGTCTGGGTTTACGTATAAATTTTGACCGCTTCCAGAACCTCCACGACCTCCACCACCAGCACCACCTACTCCTCCACCTCCTGCAACAGACCAGCCACCACAGTATCCAGTTGCACATGGATCACGAAAATTAGATCTATCTCCGTTTCCACCACCGCCGCCTCCACCATACTGAACGGTTGCGACATTTGCTAATACAATGTTTCCTCCAGCATTGCCGTTGCCTGCTGCGGATCCACAATCTGCGTTAGGGGCTGTTCCTGTAATTCCTCTAAAAACTGTATTTCTAAAAGGAAAATTTCCTCCTCCAGCACCGCCGTTGCCTGCACCATTTCCAGAAACTCTTCCATTAGCATTACCAGTTCCATCACTATTTAAAAGTGTTCCAAAAGAACTAGCACCACCAGTTCCACCAACAGTAACAGAATAGTTTGTTCCTAAACTTGGATTATTTATTCTTACTCCAGCACCCGACCCACCATTGCCACCTGAAGAAAGTGCTGTAGAGCCACCACCATTTCCACCACCAATTGTATAAACAGCATATTCAACAACATTATTTGAAACTGTATAGTTTCCAGATGAGTTAAATGTTGATGCAAGAACCCAAGGTGGATTTGGTTTAACTGAAGACGATGCAGTAGATGCTGCAGAAGCGCCAACTGCATTTACTGCAGCAACTGTAAATGTATAATTTGTATCAGATGCAAATGTTCCAGTAACTCTAATTGTAGAAGATGTGCCACTATATGATAATGAAATTGATGGAGAAGATGTGATTATTAGAGCAGTTATTGGTGCTCCGTTACTTTGTGCACTCCATGTAATGTCAACTTCTGTATCAGAAACTCTAGATATTGCTGAAATGCTTGGGGTTCCAGGTCTTCCAGCACCCTGAAATCCTAGACCTCTTACTCCTGCTGATCTTCCACCAATGATAGGCATCTATACTCCTTAAGCAAATCTAGTTTGAGATCCAAATGCCGAAAATGCAGCGTTTCCTGTTTTTACAATTGTGAATGAATAAATATCAACACTACTTGTATTTCCTGATGTTGGTGCAGTAGCATTTTGCCATCTTGTGCTTACACCGCTTGTGGCTCCATCAACTGTAAGCACTGTTTGATAAAATGGAGTTGTTCCATTTGTTGCAAAGAAAACAGCAGTAATAGAGTCACCAGTTGCAAGAATATTATTAAGAGATGTTGATGAGTTACCACGAACATTTAGTGTCCAGTTAGAACTTGAACTGTTTGTATAGTACCAAACTGCAGATGTTAATACATCAAAATTTACAGTACCGCCAGCAGATGCCGCTGTAACGTTCCAACGCTCTTCTGGTGCAAGTAATACTGGATATGCTTCTGTTATTGTTGTTGATGTACCGCCAGAAATTAATGGAGTGCTGATTGTTGGGCTTGATGTAAATGTTCCACCAATAAAAGTTCCGCTTGTTACAGATGGATTTTGTAATGTTGGAGCAACTAAAGTTTTGTTTGTAAGTGTCATTGTGTTGCTGGTTGTAGCAACGAGTGTATCATCAACAGCAACTGAAGGTATTGGACCAGCACCATTTGTAACAGTAATACCAGTACCAGCAGAAACTGCAGTTAGATCTCCTGGATCTGACCAAGCAAGTCCGCTTGTAGTACTTGAATCTGCTTTTAGATACTGTCCGTTAGATCCAACTGTTAAAACTACTACAGTATCGTTTGCACTACCCGCTAGTAAATCTCCCTTTGCTGCAATTATTGCGGAAGGAATAAATGGATTACCAGTTGTAGAAGTAGATGAATCTTTATCTACCCAAATAATTCCTGATGTTAAACCTGATGTAGGTGCATTATTATTATAAACTGCAGTAGCACCAATAACAGAACTTGTCATTGATCCATCAAGATCAACCCAAATATATCCATCTGGAATTCCTGATGGTGTAAAGTCTCCAGCAACTGGAGCACTTGATGTTGCATCTCCACCTGATGATGGACGTGCTTCTAGCAATGCAATATCGTCTTCAATTCCTTTTAGCCAGTAAGCGATACCACCAGAACCAATTCCAGCGGTAGTTGCAATAGAAGTATACGCTCCATAGTGATATGCTTTAAACGCATTCTGGATATCTGCTGAATCTGTTAAGCCTGGGATATTAACACTGTATATCGTGCCAATACTTTCTACTGCCATAGGATCACCTCTCGAAAATTATACCACATTCTTACGATTCGCCTGCTTCGACTATCGTAATAAAAAAGTGGACAACTACTTCTTCGGCCAAATTAGACCAAGCACTACTTACATATTCTACTGCCTCTAGATCTATTACTAAATCAGATGTTGTAGCGCTTACAAGGGTGATTGCAGAGGCTACTGGACTGTCGTGGGCAACGCTATACTGAATGCTAAAGTTATCGGCTATAAGGGCTGTTTCTGTGGTTGTGATATCAGCAATAGGAATAATTACTTCTGCAGTACCGCCAGCAAATGTGACAGCATAGTTCTTGCTAAAAATAGTTGGATTCATTTTTAATACTTCAATCCAAGTATCTCCACCAGGTTGTGCTACATATTGATATAAATATCCATAGTCAGCGCCTGGCGATGTATTTATATATAAATCGTTAAGTTCTGGTGTTTGACCAATTTCTATACTGTTTGGATTTCCGACGCCAACAAATACTTGACTACCACGAATTCCCTGTGGACCAATATCTACAAGCAATTCAATTGTAGATGGTGGACCTAGAACTGTAATGTCATCATTAGATAATAATACTTCTGGCATTATACGGCACCCGTAACCTGCTCTGTTACAGATATCGTGCCAGTTAAAAGTGTGTATACAAGAGAAGCACCAGAATCAACCTGTACGTCATAAACATATGTTCCTGGAGCAAGTTGTTCTCCCACACCTGGCAAAATTGTACATGTAACTAAATTATTTACTGAATCAACTACGGCTTGTGCTTCATACTGAACAACGCTTGTTGCTGCTCCTCGGGCGGTAGCAATAAAGAAATCCGCATCATAACCATCTAAATCAAAAGCAGAACCATCAGAGTTTTTTGGACGAATGACAAATTGGTTTGTATCGCCACGATAGTAACTAAAATTATATGTTGCTGGAAATGCCATTAACGTGACACCTTATAAATCTTTCCGTCTACTTTAATAACAGGTGGAATATCAGTGCGTGTATCACTGATTTTTACGACGGTAGGCAAAGTCATAATGATCCTCCTGGAGTAATATCTCCCAATACTCTAATTGTACCAACAATCGGAGTCCAAACTGTATCTTCTCCCGCTAGTTCCATTTGAACCTGTAGGTCAAAAGGTAGTTCGGCTACAACGGTTTTATAAGCACTTCCCCAAGATAATGTCATAGAAGCGGGGGCAGTCAAAGTCACCGACCCAGTAGTAGCAGTCACTAGCAATTCATCTAGGACATCACCAACAGGATCATAAGCGGTAGCCTTATAAGACCAAGTATTAGTATTCCATTTTGTTATTTCATCATCATTTAAGAAATCTACCTTTAGCGTAGCGGTGTCGCCACGAACAACATTCCATTGAATATTGGCTGGATTTGCTCCGAATTTATAGGTATCAGAAACAACAAAGGATTTTTCAGTCATAATGTTTGATTATACCACGAAAATAAGGCTGAACCCGTCAGGGGCAGTGGGGGTGGGTAGAGAGCAACCTGACGGGCCAGCACGTTTATTCTAACATTATTTAGGACATATCGGACAGGTTTATAACAATTTGGTAAATTTTTTAAAAAAGTTGAGTTTTACTCTTGACAAAAAAATTTTATAGTGTATACTTAAATATTAAGAGGGTAGATAGTTATAAGGGGAATGGGTTGAAGTCTATAAAGTATAAAGACATAACATTCTACCCTAGTAATGAATTTTCTGCAAATAATATAATACCACCAAGTCCATCTTCTTCATCAATTCCTTTATGGTTTAAAAAAACTCCTAAATATTCGGAATCTAATAGTTTTTTATTTAAAAATGGAGAGTCTAATTTAACAGCAAAATCTTGTATGCCATTGATTGATGGTTTTGCTTCTGGATACCTATTTTTGACTCCGTTTGATATACAAGTAAATCGTGATATAGATGGCAATGCTATTTTTGAGTATGCTTTTCCTATACCGTCATTTATGACTCAATTTGTAAATTATAGACATGAGTTTGGGCAACCACAAAATCAATGTCCCTGGGATTATGAAAACTTTCAGGGTTATGATAAATTAGAATTTAATTGGATGCCATATTGGGGTGTAGAAACTCCAAAAGGATATAGTTGTCTTTTTACCCATCCTATTAATAGACTTGATTTGCCATTTTATACCCTTGGTGGTGTTTTAGATACCGATGGTTGGGGTGCTGCTGGAAATCAGCCATTTTTGCTTAAAAAGGATTGGTCTGGAACAATACCGTTTGGTACTCCATTTTTACAAGTAATACCTTTTAAAAGAGATAATTGGAAATCTATTATAAATAAAGAAATGATAAATAAACAAACCGAAAAAATGCTAATGCGTGGAAGATTTTTACGAGATTATTATAAAAAACATCTGTGGGAATCAAAAACCTATAGGTAATTATTTACTTGCGTGATCTTCAAGGTGAATCAACATAGCGTCGTATAGTTTATCTACTTTTGATTCAAGCCGAGTTACTTGATCTTTCATGCTAGATCCACTATTTGGCTTTAGTTCAACCATTATTTCTTCAACATATTTTTTCAAGATCCACCTCAAAACTAGTCCCACGGAGCCGACGATTCCAATTATCGTTGCAACCAATCCAGCCCATTCTTGTGGTGACATAATGAAGAAATTATATCACGTATTTTCGGCGGGACGCAAAAAGAATAACAAACCATCAATGACTAACACGAATCAAAGATACGAATAGCGTCAAGAGCCTGGTTTTGCATTCTATACGGCCAATAGGATATAATGGAGTTAAAGGAGAGGTTTGATATGTCTGATGATGTAAAGCCATGGGATTTGTTAAATCCAAATCAGCCAAGAAGTGGTGAAGAACTTGCTAACTACCGCCTTCAAATTTGTAAGGCTTGTGAGTTTTTCAAACCAAGGACTCAAAGATGTGGTAAGTGTGGATGTTTTATGAAGTTAAAGACAGCATTAGAGAATGCTAAGTGTCCGATTGGGAAGTGGTAGGGGTTTTTTGTATACCGTGGTTTTTTAATACCCCCGCAAATTATTCTTTATAGATTATAGATTTTATCCAATGCCAAACAATAACTAATGTTATAAAACCAAGAGTGGCTCCCAAACCATAAAACCAGAAATACATTATCCTGGCAAATAGATCTATTTTGATTACCTCATATTCTCTAGAGAAGTAATTCTATCCTTTATGCTTCTTAGCATTATTCTTACTAATACATAATCACAGGCTAATCCTAGAAATAAACCAAATAAAAACCATAGCAATGAATTCATATACTCCACCATCCTCTTATAGTACCGCCCTCTACTGGGCATTTGTATTCGTTAGGTTTGTCTGATTCGTAGTATTGTTTGAATAATTTTGATTCCCGCTCCAAATTTGGCTCACAGGTTAATTGCCCACAGTGAGGGCAAACCTTAGATCCGACATATTCGTATACGTGGATACAGGGAGTGGGGTTTGGCATGTATTTATTATACCCTGGAAAATCTGAATATTTTTTCATTTTGAGAAAATCTGAATATTTTTCTAAGATGTATGATGCATGATTTTAAAAAATAAAATAAAAAAAATAGTGCGACCACTACTAGAGAGATCGCACCTAGGGGCATTTACCTAACGGGAGCAGTGCCCTGTAAATATCCGTCAATGCCTAATAAATCACAAGTAATTTTTACTCTCTGATTTTTCTTTAGAGATTTTTTATACAAATCTATAAAGTAATAAACATTTTCTTTAGTAGGCAAATCCATTGTTGATGTGTTGCCTGACATACTAGTTATTGTTAGTTTCATTTTTATCTACCTCGCTTTTTTCGTAATGTGTTCTGTCATAGTTAGCAAGTGTCCCACCATTGGCTAGGTGGGCTATCCTGCGTAATTGTTCATCTGAGTAGGTAGCCACTATGCTACACACTCGCAAGGCTCAACGCCGTAATCATCGTTATCTCCGTAGAAAATAACGCCGTGCCCGTAGCACTCATCGCAATTTATTCTTTCTAATGCGTTTATCATTTTTAGTTATCCTTTCTTTCTTAAAGTGTAGCAGGGGCTACTGACATAGCCTCTACTGTAAATCCGTAAGCCACTAGGCTATCCATAAGGTCATTTATCTGACGCTCATTTATCATCAACATATTTGATGTTGTTAGAATAGTATC